GTGTACCGGCTTTGACGAGGACACCACCACCGGCTTTGATAGCAAGCCCGCCAGTAGTGAATAACTGAGACGAAAGGCGGTCATAAACCCCATCTACAGCCTTTCTGACTGCGGCTGCGGTTCTTTTGTCGGGTATGGCGGCGAGTATTGTAGAAAGTTTCTGCATGTGAAGCTCCTTATCGCGGGGAGTGGCTATTAAGCGAACCTCCCCGCTGTGGGTTAGATAGCGGTTGCGCCGACTTCGGCAACGGCCATGTGACAGCTGTTCAGCAGAACAGCAGTGAAGTAGTTGGAAGCGCCGATGTAACCACGGGCTCCGGTCGGGTCGTTCTTGTCTTTCTGTCCGGGAGGCACATCATGCAGATCCATTGCCTTGACGCCACGAAGAGCCACGTCGCCCCATGCGTCGGGACCGGATACGATGACCTGGTACGTGTCAATGTTCACTCCGGTTGTGGAGTACAGGCCGGTTGTACCGACTGCCGCGCCGGAATCCTGAATGGAAATCAACTCAGGGCTGGCGATGAACCGGTATTCTTCTACGGAACCGAATTCATACGGCGAAACAGGTTTGTAGCTGCCATACTTGGCAACGGGAACAAAGCCGTCCATGTCGCGGATATCCGGCTTCAGGTCGGTATGCACAAAGATGAAGAAGGATGCTTCAACGGCGGTTGTGCCGTAGTCCTGGGAAGCGGAGAGAACTTCAGTTACCTTGTCGGTGTGCTGAAGGTCAAGCCCCTTGGTGATCTTGCGGAGCAGTGCAAGGGTAAGGGGGCCGTTGACGGTTGCGCGGGTCGTGCCTGTGCCGCCGTAATACTTGTTGGTGCTACCCTTGGCAACTCCGAAACGCACCATTTCACGGACAAGGGACAGGCGTTCGCCGGTCTGCTTCTTCATTTCGCCGGGGATGTCGTCTTCGTACAAGTCGGCTGCACGCTTGGTGTAACCGAACAGGACAACATACTCGTTCATGGTACAGGTGATATCCTGCGGAACGAGGGTTTCAGCGTCGGGAGTCGCGCCTTCCTGCGCCATCTGTGAAGCTGCATAAGCAGCGCCACGGTCGCCTGTGCCGTTGGTAAACAACTGGTTCGGACTTGCGGCGGTCGCGTTCTTCGGAAGCCACCGGCGGAATACAACGGTATCGCCCTGGTTGGCGGGCATGGGTTTCGTGTTGCCGATCAGCCCGAGGACTTCGCGGGCAATTGCGTGAGTGAGGATTTCACCCTTGATTCTGCCGATTCGAGCGGCGGGGGATGTTGCGCCTTGAAGTGCCATTGAGTTTCTCCTTTATCTTATGAATCGTGGTTTGAATGCTGCCTTGAATGCTGCGTTCTCTTCGTCGTCCGCGCCTTTACCTGCTACGGCGGATCGTGGTGTCCCTCGCGGGTTGACGGCTGCCGCAAGTTGGGTTTGTGTCTGTTTGGCCTTTTCCGTCTGTGTAATCTGGCCCGTTTTCCATGCTTTGAACTCGGTCAGCTTCGGGGATATGAAGTCTGCATCCGAACTGCTGAGGACTTCTGTAGCTGTCTCAGGGTCAAGTGTTTGTCTCCATGCCTCGAACTCTTTGCTCCTTACAACTGTCTCCCAGTCGGGATGGTCGCGCTTCAACAGTCGCTTTTCAAACAGCTCACTGTTGTCAACAGGGTCAGGAATTGCTACCTGCTGGCGTTCCGGCTGTCTGACAGGTTCCGGCTCTTCGTCGGACTCTTCAAACATGATCGCTGCCAACTCTGGGAACTCTCCTGCAAGTTTGTCCTGTTGTCTCTTGGACATCCCTTGCATTTTGGATTGAAACGCCTCCAGCTTTTCCGATCTTGCTTTGAGGTCGCCCACGGTCCCGAATATCCGGTCAAAGGTCTTCTGCTGTTCCGCCTTCTGCGTAGCGAGGATGGCGCTTACGTCGTCCATCGTAATCGGCTTCGGGCTTTCCGGATCAGTCACTTCTTCCGGCTGAGTTGCTGCGGGTTCTTCTTCGGTAACAGCCGGTGCCGGGTCCTTTGCGGCCTCATCAGTCACATCGAATACGGCTGAAAACGCGGCTTGTTCCGCCTGATTGTTCTCTTCTGTTTGTTCAAAATCCATCTTCGCCATTGTGCTTCCTTTCGGCGGCGTTTCCGTCGCTCTTTCGTTTGCAGTCCCGAGGGGCCGCTGTTGTTATTTATTCAAACCATCCGTCTATCCCAATTGTGCCTCTAAGTATCTCTGTAGCCGTAGCCGTAGCAACCGGCATTTTCAGGATGATATGGAAGAATCTGCCGCCATCGACCAATAGTGGTGAAGCTTCGCTTTGCCAAACAACATCAGCTGCAACAGCACCAACGGCAGCACCAACGGCAAAGCTCTGTGTACCTATGGTCTTTACACGGGGTTTCCACGTACCCGCTCCGTCGGCGGTTGCAAGAGACACGGCAGAAGAGTTGACGCCAACTGACCATTGCATGATGGTTGGTGTTATTGCGACGGGTACAACTGTATTAAAGGATGATATTCTGATCCCCGTGATGTAAAGCTGGTATCCAGCAGGCACCTGAAAACCAAAGAGAGCGTAATCTGTCTCAGCGCCGGCCACCGCTACAAACTGGAACTGACCGCCGAGAGTAGCATAACCGGCTGTCGCGTTGGCAAGTGTAGCAGAAACAGGCGCGGCGCTGTTGGCATAGTTGGCGAGTTGTGTAAACGTAGTAACAGGATTCTGGATATGCGAGTATGGCTTACCAAAGTTAGCATTGATATTTACAACACTGATCTGCCCGAGTCGTAGAGTTGCTGAAGCGGACGGTATAGACGCGGTGTTGTACACACGCATTGTGACCGGCTGCCGGTTGTTGTTGGTAATGGCGGGAAGCGACACCGGGGAATTTACATCCAGCGCCAGTACGTTGTTGATGAACAACTTGCAGCTCCCCCCATAAATATTGAAAAGAATATCATCAGTGCTGTTAATGTTGGCCGGGATCGTAAATTGTGTGACAGTTTCCGTCCCGTTGTTGTTCAGTACCAGATATGACAGGCCGTTGACCACCCGCACGAAAACACCGTCTGAAGGCGCAGCGTTCGTAGCGCACGTCATCCAACCGAACTCTACAACCGTATTTGCCGGCAGTGTAGCGTACAGCGACGATTGAACCGCCATACGGATGTAGAGCGGAAGCGTCGAGGTGTTAAAAAATGTCTGGATACTTGACAAGATCGCGTAGGCATTCGCGGTGACTGAGTTGGTCGGGTTGAGGTTGATCGAGCTGTTAGCCTGGGTTATAGTCATTGTGGACACCGAAGTATTCCACAGGTTAATATTCAGAGCCGCTCCGTCAATAGTATCGAAGAATTCAAGTGTTTCCTGCGTGACCTTGATATAGCCGGTACGGGTGACTTGGAGCGCCTCACCGTCCCTCCCTGCTAGCTTGGTAAACCCGGCGTTTGCAGGTGTCGAGGTGGTGTGGACTTCCAACTCATAGTTGGCGTTTACATTGGCATTGCCTGCGCTGCTGGTGCCTGATTTTACAATTGCCATATCATCCCCTATCCAAGAGCGTAATTAACGGCGAATTTACCAGCTATCGGCCCGTCATTCGCGAAAACACTGAGTGTGAAACTTCCTGCCGCTGGTACTCCTACGCTGCAACAAACCTTGCTCGTTGCTATCTCGTCGGCTGTATTATCGGCTGTGTCCACGTAGGCCATCGCCGCCACTACCTTCGACGTGGGGGAGCAGGCAGCATCCGTTATCACAAACTCTTTGTCGTCAACCGGGGTCGTGCCGAAATCCACTGTCGTCTGTGACGCTGTAAAAGAACCTGCCGCTGGTGCAGCCCATGTTCCATCAGCTCTGAGAAAATTGGCAGTCCCGCCGCCGAGTTTGGGAAGGAAACCATGCTGCGTCGTCTGAGCGTTGCCTGTGGTGATATCGGTAAAAGTTACGGTTGACTCTGCCTGATTATGAGCTGTCGGGGTTCTGGGGTCAGTAAGCCGAGAGTCATCGGAATAAATCAGGCTGTTGGCACCGGCCCCATGAATCCCTGTTGTCAGGACAGAATGGGTAGAAACCGCTGAGGCGGCAACACCTGTGTTTTCTTTAGATGCCGCAAAACCGCTATATTGCGTGTTTGTAGCATTATCCCCAGTGTTTGTGCCGGTAGATGTGCCGGAACCTGCCGGGTACAACGTGTCAAAGTACGTTTTCAGCGTAGCTTTGATATTCGCCCAAGAGAGTTTTTTCAGGATGTTGGACGCCGCTGAATCCATCAGGCCGAGCTGGTCGGCGTCAACTGGGTTTGCCTTGGCTGTGAGGCTGTCAACCAAAACGCCGACTGATGCCGCCGTTCCTATACCGTCCGCTCCTGTTGCGCCCGTTGCTCCATTCGTACCGTTGGTTCCATTCGTACCATTAGCACCCGCTGCACCTGTGCTGCCGGTGGCCCCGGTAGCGCCATCCGCTCCATCTGCCCCCGGTTCACCTTGAGGTCCAACTATGCCAATAGAACTAAACAGCTTTCCGGTAATGGGATTAAATTTATACATTCCAAGACCTCTTGAAACTCAACATGTCCACCTTTGTTGTGTCAGTGTAGACAATCGTTACAGTTGCTACGGTGATGTTCTGTTTCTTGTACGTGTAAACCTCAGTCACCGTGTCGGGATACGTTACAGCAAATGAGTCAAACGCCGGTTGCGGCGTATTCTGAGTGACGGTGTTCATTCAATCACAGGCGGTGTATCTGCCCATGCGAGAACTGTTTTTACCTCAGCTATCCTACCCCTCAGCTTTTGCGTTTCATCGTGGCTGTGGCTGCCGTCATTCTCTTTACGCAAGGTTTCGAGGCGTAGTTCCAGTTCAACACGGAGTTTCGACCACAAAGGGCTGTCTATTTCAATTGGTATTAATTTCATTGTTAGCCCTTTCTTTGATTTGGCTGTATGGGGTGTTCTACTGCTTTTTCTATCGACCACCCTCTTTTGAGGCGGTCTCTTAATAAACTCTTGTTAAACCCTTTTTCTATGGCAAGGTCTGTTAGTATGTAATCTTTGCCCCCATAAGTGATATATACGTTTGTCCGTTTATTTCTGCTCTGCTCCTGTCTTGTCGCCCAAACGCAATTGCTTTTACTATAGCCTGCATTATTGTCTTTTCTTTCTAGTGAGTGATTGTGTGGGCGGGTACCCATGTCTCGCCTGAATGTCTCAAAAGATGCCCACTCAACGCTGCACGTTATCCCTCTACCACCATAATTTACAAACGCCTTATTGTTTGGATTAAAACACCTTTGTTGCATCTCCCACCATATTCTGTAGAGCGGGTCGGCATAATGACCATGCCTGTGGTTCCGTTGAGTTACACCCTCCCTTGCCAAACACCCGCAACTGCTTTTTGCGCCGCTATTCAGTTTGCTAGTGTCTGTATAAACGGTTTTCCCACATTCGCACTTGCATAACCACCTTGTCCCCCGTTTTGCTATATCAAAAACAGATATTGTAGTTAGTCTCCCATAAACCATGCCTGCGGTTATCTTTGTGTGTTTGCCCATTTTCTATCTCCTTTAGATAGCCCTTAAATGATACTGCGGCAGTCGGTAAGGTTCCGACGTTCGGGGATCAGCCTAGCCGCAATAGTCCGTTACTCAGTTCACTCAACTACGTTCCGGGTGATAACCGGGCGGTCATCAAGTGTCGATACGGCAGCCAGCACACAGTATTTGCAAAGGTCTTCTCCCACTACCGTAGTGGTGATATTGCCGGTTACTTTGCTGGTCGCAAAAGAAAGATTCACGCCGCTGGTTACGTCTGTCATCTCTTTGCCGCATACATCGCAATAAGTCTTTTTCATGGTGTCTCCTTGTATTTTACTCAGTGAAAGCGTGACCGTCTTGTGCCCTGCCTGGCGGTTCAGCTAGTGGTGTAGCAACCTGCTCGGCTTCTTTTGTTACGCCTGATAGCTGCTTTTGAACGGCAAGTGTCATAGAGGTTTTAGCCAACTCAGCCTTTACTTTATCCAGTGATATGTTCTGTTCCGTGCTATATTTCAATATCGCCAACTCTTTTTCAAGTTGGAGCGCCTGAAGTTTCATAGTGAGCGTATCTTCGTCCCGTTTAGTCACTCCTTGGGCATAAATATCTTCACGGTTCTGGTCTACATCTATCTTGTGCTTCGTGAGTGTCTGCGCGGCAATAGCAATGTCCTTCTCTTGTGCCAATTGTTTATCTTCCTGCGCGGCGCGTATCTTGGCAATCTCAATTGCAGGGACCATCGGCGGCTGAATAGATGCTTTCTTCTCTTCGCTCATCTGCCATTTGTCGGGATTGTACTTCTTGAATTTTAACACTTCCCCCATAGCTGCGGCGGGGTCGAGCCCGTAAATAGGGTTCACACTCAACTGGAGAAGTACCATGCTATCCATTGCCTGTATTTCTCTTTCCACGAGTGCCGTGCTGCCAATCGCCTCAATCTTCATGTCCCCTTTGCAGTCTTCAGGACCATGCAACAACAGCCAATTGTAATAACGGCGGATATGGGGCTCAGTGACACGCTCATCAAAGACCCTTGCGAGGCGTCTGAGTATCGCCGATGCGTTGCGGTGCATAAGCTCCATGCCGCCTACTGTGTCAGGGGCGCTCCCTTGCTGTCCCTGCATGATGAAGAAAATACCCGTAGCGTCTTCCATCATCTTGTACGCCAGTTGGATAATCGCTGCCAATTCAGCTTGCATGGTCGGGATGTTGATAGCCGCAAAGACATCACCCAGAGATTTCGCGTCCATTGTCTCCGTGGTGCGCCACACTTTGCGGGGGGTGATTGTCCACTCTCCATCAGCAGGGTATACACAACCATCCCGAATGATGATCTGAGGGCCAGAAGAGAGCCCCATATTGTCCATCATCGCCCGCGCAGAACTGTTCAGCATGGCTTGCGCGGTTCTGCCCTGCCGTGAGACTCCAATGCCGTACCACTGGCCTGCTACTCGCTGCCACGGCATTACGTCGTAAGGGAATGAACCTGTATCGGTTGGGTCAACCACTGCTTTGATTGCGGTGTCATTTATCAGTGTGACAATCGCCGGGACCATCTTCTTTTCTGATTCTTTATTGCAAACACAGACAGCGCCCAGGTCGTTAACGTCTATTTCACCGTAGAAGTAAAACACCTCAAATGTACCGTCATCATCGGCACCAGCAATACGCCTGCCGTCTTCGGTGTAGTTCTTTCTGCTCGGGCCTTCGTCCAAAACTTTATCAATTGAGTCGGCAAGATAACCGTCTGCATCTTTCAGCGCCCTCAACTGTTTTGGTGTCAGCCGGTCTCGCTCAAAGACATAGCTGCCGTTCTGGATGTTTTCGCCACATGAAGGGTCAGGGAAGAAGTCTCTCGGGTCAACCGCTCTACTAACCGGCGATGTTTCTTCAACCACTTCCAGAGTGTAGCCGTTTAGGCCTTGAACAGCTTTACGCGACACGATCTTGTCAGGGAATGGTCCCTTGAGAATCCCGACGCCCAGCTTTGCAGCGTCTTCAATAACCTTTCTCGCTTCGGAGTGGTGGGAGCATTCCGTGAGCTTGTCCTGTATCCACAACTCTGCTTTCTCAGCTCGCTTCTCAGCGTCTTTCTGGCGAGGGTCAACAGTAGTATCAGGGGCTACTTGCGGAACAGGCTGGTTCGGGTCTGTTGGCATGCCTTCCTGCGCCGGCGGCATATCGGGTTGCATCGGTTGCACGCCCTGCATCGGCATAACGGCGGGAGAAAGAGACTGCGGCGCATCATCCTGAACCGGAGTTGCCTTGATGGTGAAGTTCCAATCACCGGCAGGCAGAAGAATATCCCCCATCCTGGCGGCGGCTGATTCTACAAACTGGCGGGTGATATTGAAAAACGAGGTGCATTTAGTGGGGTTAGGCGGTTTGTAGCCAATCAACCCGCCCGAGGCGGTAGGGGATTTTAGCCAGTGATGAGTACTGCGGTTGGCGGCGTCGATACCTTGGTAATATTCCTCGTCTTCGTCCCATATCTCTTCAATGCCGGATAGCTTGCGCCCTTTAACAGCTTCGTCGCGGCACTCGGCAACACAACGCCCAATAGCCTCAGCGTGTTCCTGCCTCTTAGCCCGTAACTCTTCCGCGAGAGCAAGGATCTCTTCGGGGATCGGTTCGTCTGGCTGTTGCATGTTGTGGGAATTTCGGGACATTACCGCCTCGATTGAAAGCTCTGCGCCATACCTTGTGACTCGGCCATCATGTTTGATTGCCCCATGTCGGATGATTGCGCAAGCTGGCGTATTGCGGAAATTGCTTCGTCAAGAGACTGAAACTGTTGCTCATTCCCGCCATCAGGTTGGTCCATTCCTGTCGTTTCGGTCGCCTCTTCTTTCCCATCTTCGACAGAAACCGAGAAAGTCCCATCGTCGGCTATTTTGAGGCATATTTCTTTCATTTGCGGCTCCTTTGAGGCGTAAAACAGAAAACCCCGCTGAATCCTTGGGGGATCTAGCGGGGCATAATGCACAGCTTTGTATTCTTTTGCTCGGACCAGAGGGCGGAGCTTATGTCGTTTGGCTTTCCTTCGTGGTCTTCAACTCTTTTTCCAGCAATGACACAAGAAACTTAGCGGCTCTCAGGATGATTAACCCGAGTTGGTGTGCTGTCACTTAAAGCACCGGATCGTGTCGGAACCGGAATACACCTTCATAAACACCGATTCGGAATTGAGCTTCATCAATGTGTCCTGATCGGCTTGGATGAGCAGGCACAATGCCCCGGCGAGTGAAACGGTTGTTGACTTGGTGAGGAAAAGATTTTGCGTGGTCCCGGCAGTAAGAACGTATGTCTGCATCAGGTTGTTATTGCTGTCTTTGGCCAACCTCATATCCATCGGGGCAACACGTAAATTGGATGTTGCGGTTACTGCGGTAGTGGCAATCGAGAATACGGCCTGGGTGACCGATGTTGCGGCAATGGAGGGGATTGCTATTGACAGGATGAAAACGACGGCGAGTAAAATCTTCATTGTTTCACCTCTTTATGAAAAGTTGCTTATGTGCATAACACCAAGCACACAGCATGTCAAGGATTTATAATGATCTGCCGTGGCGCAACCATGATATCCTGGCGCATGGCCTCGCGGTCGGCAATCTCGGCACCCAGAACAAGCGCATCGAGTACGACTTCCGACATGATTACCAGCATCTTCTCTTCCAGTCCTGCCGGAAATCTGTTGACTATGAACTTTGCTACTACCGTTGTTAGCTCTTCTGGTGTCATGGTGTCCCCCTGTTTTTTGATATAGCTAAACTTTAAAAGTGTTTACCCGTCTTTTCTGGCCCCTTGTTTACTCTGGTTAAACTTTTTTGCCTCATTATGGGTATTTTTTCGCCTACCACATACACGTCATCATTCCACATTCCCAACTTGCGAAGGTCTGCCGCTGTTGCTTCATTTACTATGAATTTGAACATATCAATACCCCATGCCCGGAATGCCAGGTGTGTAGGTTGGCATCTTCGGCATGGTATGTTCCGCCTTGCGGTTGCTTACCATACCGGGGAACAGTTCGGTGAGCGCCCAAAACAGGGCATCAGCTCGGTTCGGGGACTCATCGCCCAAGTACCCAGTAGTTGAAAAAGCACACAGCTCGTCTTCCAACTCAGGGAAATAACCAGCATGACGGATCTTGCCTTGTTCGTACAGTGCGCTGAATGGTTCAGCCCGTACATGCTTGCCCCTGGAGGCTGTGACGGCCTTGTAGTTGATACGGCTGTGAGCTGCCTTGACAACAAAACCGACCATCGCCCCACCGAAATTGATCTCTCCCACCACTATATCCGCTTGGTGCCGGTCGTAAGCCGAAGCAACAATTTTGCCCCATGTACCAGGTCCAGCCTTGACGGTGCAATCCTCCAGCAGATAAGCGTTGCCGTCGGTCCCGAGCCCTACAATGCAAATACCTATTGCATCGTTATCAGCGTTGTTCTCATCGTCCGAACCGCTGGGGTCAACACCAATTGCAATTCGCACCATATCCGGCAATCGGCCTTGCTTGCGCCACATTTCAATAATTTCCGACGCGAACAGGGCGTTGGCTGTGGCATCGGCAAAATTACCGTCTAGAAAGCGTTTCCGCATCCGGGGGGTCATGCTTTCTAGAGTTTTGTGGTAGTCGGCGCTCAGGTTCTGGATATTGTCGCGGGGGTTGATCTGCATCGAGACATAATTATCCGGGTCTGACAGTGGGAGTTTACTCTCAGGATCGCGTTTTTCGATGAACAGACGATATGTCCAGTGTAGCTTTGACGGGGGGTTGCAGTCATAATACATGCGGGGTTTCAGCGGGTACGGTTCGCGGCCTTCTACAATGCAATCAACTTTCTGCGCGAGACGGGTCTGAAACATGTCGCGAGAACTTAGCGGTATCTGGCTGCACTCGTTGAGATACCCCGTCGCGTATTCCTGCCCGAGGATCTTTTCTGTCCGCTGTTTATCATCCAGTCCGCCGAACCATATCTGCGACTCGTTGCTATGCAGCGTGGCGTACCAGTCTGTTTTATCC